CCTTGATGTCTTGAGGAATTACTTTCCATCCAAAATCTGCATCAACCAGGTATTCAAATCCATCTGCAAAATCAACATCTAGGTATCTATCTCTCCATACTCTATTGTAATTAACTCTATTAGTTTCAGTCTGCGTTAGCACAACGGATGTTTTATCTTTTGAAATTTCAAACTCTTGATCATTTACTGCTGCTGTTGCATCATAAACAAGTTCTAGATTTTCATATAACTTATGAAGCTTATGAATCTTTTCATCAATAACAAGATAGTCAGATCCCATTCCAACTACTTCTTTTTCTTTTCTTACAAATTTAAATCCACCAAATGTTTCAGAGTCTATAATATATCTTGCAATTCTTTCCATCTCTTTTACCTGTGTAACGGTCTTTCCTAAGGCGGTTGCAACAGAAGAAATATCACAGTATGGTCTTAAAACATCTATATTAGTAACAATTACTTCGTCATCATATATGTCATATACTGTTGCTTCTAAGTTACCATCATAAGAGATATACTTGCTATTTAATACAAAGGAAATCCCTCCAGTAGCATTTGCTGTTGCACTTGCTGAAAACACTTCATCTGTCAAAAGGTCTGAATAGTCAATCGTATATTGACCATTTGGAACAAGGTCTGTAAATGAAGCTACTGGAACACTTCCATTAATTCTTAAAATTTCCATTATTTAGCACCGAAAACTTCGGCTACCTCCTCTGGAGATGCGACTCTAATTCTTGGGAACTTACTAACCCATATGTCAGCATCTTTTTTACTTACAACATTATAGCCTTTATTAAGTCTGCCAAGACTTGTTTCATAAACGCTTGCATTTTCTACAAACAAACAGATTAAATCTTTTTTAACTTTTTCCATAATGCATCTATCTTATTATATCATTCATAAATAGATGAAGGGGAGACAAATTAATGCCTCCCCTCCAAAAATAGAGTAAAATTACTCTGACATGAATGCTACTGCATCAGTTTCTTCAACTGCTACACCAAAGCGTAGGAATACGGTATATTCTACTGTATCCTTCTTTGGCTTGAACTCACGATGTACTGTTACGTCTCTCTGGAAGCCCCAGATGCGGTTTTCTGGGAATGTAAGTGATACATAACCAGCTGGCATCAAAGGAACTTCAACCAATGGAAGACCTAGAACACGGTACGAGATTGGGCTACCAAGGGTTTGCGGAGCAACACCATCAATAACACGCTCAACGATACGCTCTGAATTCAAGTTACCAGAAGAACCAAGACCATTTACAATTGCTGCAACGGTTTCAGTGTCTGCATAGAACTTCATGTTTGAACGGGAACCACGGTACTTACGAGGCATTGCAAGAACAAGTCCCTGCAAGTCTTCGATATCTGTACCATAAGTTGCTGAATTACCATCGGCTTCGATTGATACGAAACCTTCAAGGATGTTCAGGAAGTTGTTTGTACCAGCTCCTGTACCATTGATGGCTAGATCTTCAAGATCGTTAGCAAACGCACGGGTCATTGTACGGACCAAGTGATCCTCCAGACCAGCACCTTCGATATTATCTTCAAGAGCTTCACTCGAAACTTCCCAATCAAGACGAATCTTCTTGGTTGTAAGAGTAACCTTTGTGAACTGAACATCAGCATTAGTGTAGGTTGCATCAGCCTGGGCTGCTGCACGAATTACACGCTCTCCAACATTCATTTTTTCAAGTTCAGTTGTGTTAGCTCTCATTGTGACTCTACGACCATCTTGGGCTAGAACCTGCTGTTCAAAGATATACTCAATAAACTGACGTGACTGTTCAGGCTGCAAAATACCGCCATCAGACACTAGATCACCAACTGGGTTAGTATTGTCAAGAATTCCAGCTGCTGGAGTGCTTACTCCACCAATACCACCAGATGCGATAGTACCAGCTGCAGCCGCTTTTTCTAAAATTTCATTATTTTCTGTCATTTTTTATTTCACCTCCAGTTTCTCTTAATGATATAGGTCAGCGGAATTTAGGAAACGTCCACCCCACATAGACCCTTTTCTTATTGTATTGCCCTGAACGATCCCGCCGAGATCGCCAGACTTACGGACAGCGGTATCGTCTTCTAGACCATCCACACGCTTTCCAAACTCTTCAAGACTGCCTCTTACTCCAGCAACTTCTTCTGCTACTGTAGCTTGACCCTTTTTAAGGTCTACAATCTCTTCATTTAGTGACTTAATTGTTGAAACAAGTTCACTCACTGCCTCTGTTACTGAAACCTTAATTTCGTCAACAGCTTTTACAAGCTCAGCATCAGCTGAATCTGTTTCAGCAACAGACTTCTCAACTTCAACGTCATCGGAAGCTTCTTCTGCTAATTCTTCTGCAGGTGCTTCTTCTGGATCAGCAGACTTAACTACTGTTTCCTCAACAGCGTCAACTGCGTCAACTGACTTTTCTACGGTTTCTTCGGCAGGAGCTTCAGCAACAACTTCTTCAGTTGCAACTTCTTCAACGGTCTCTTCTACTACTGTATTATCTTCTGACACGTTGTTCTCCTCCTCTATATTGTTTTCTACAATTGACGCATTATTGTCAATCGCTGTTTCAGACGTTTCGCCTGAAGTTTGTGGGGTTTCGGAAACATCTTCAGATTTAGCAAGGTCTGTAGAACCAATAAACTTATTTAAAATTGATTTAACTGTCATAGCTTTTTCTGTATCCTTTGTCTCTACAAAACCAATATTTTTCATACTGACTTCACATGATGGGCAACTTGAATCATCAACCTCTGAAAGTCTGACGATACCGTCATTCTCACACCAGTAGACATTTTCAAAGTCTGCTTTTGCAATTATACCATCTATTTGTTCATCATTGTTAACTTTTTGAATTGACACGACATTTGCAAATTGATTTGCTGGATTATCTACCAAAGATAGTTCATGAAGTTCATAATCTTTAACGACTCTGATTGTCTTATCAATATTTTCATCCCAGCTATTTTCTGAATCTTTGATTACTCCGCCAATTGAAAATCCTGAAAGAGTTCCATCAAGAACCTTCTCCCAAGTATCCTGAGCACCCTTAGAAATGTAAGCATCTACATAAACACCGTTATAAAGTTTATCTGTAGTCTTATCAAAGAATTTTTCTTGTCTAAAATTAACAACCTTGCCAACGGCAATAGCCTGATGCATTTCTCTTAGGTTGCCACGGAATGTCTCAAAAGCCTTTATACTTACATCAGTAGGAACAATGTCTGCTTGCTTATCAATGTTATCAAGCGTGGCAAATCCAGAAACGATTCTACGCTCTACATCCACTTTAGCGATTGGCATAGATAACTTGATATCATCGTTATCTGAAGTCCAATAAGCCTTGCTTAAATTAGTCATGTTAATCCTATTATATATGTATTTTTTATATGTTTATAATATTGTTATATTATACTACAGATCTTCCTTCGCCACCAGGATTTCTTCCTGTTGTGGTTGCAGTTGAGTCTGAAGCTTGATCAGTTCTTTGTTGATCTCTTTGTCTTGTACCAGCCATTTGAGCATTTTGCTCTGCACGTTGTTGAGGGGTCATAACTACTGGAGTATCTCCTTGTGGAACTACTGGGAGTCCAAGTCTAGGTCTGATATCATTTGGAACAACAACTTGTGCTCTTAGATATCTTTCATCAATTTGACTTTGAGTATTCTCATCAGTCAAAGTTAATTCATTAAACTTTAATAAAAGAATGTCTGTCTTTTCTTTAATAAGTTTGTTAATTGTTTTTTCTAAATTCTTTTGTGCTGGTCTTGCTACCTGTTCTTTGAACGTTCTATCTGAAACAAGTGCTGATGCAATTGAGCTACCAGGATCTGAACCAACTTTAGAAATTGGAACTTGATGTGCCATAAGGATGTCGTGAACATTTGAAGTTCTATATTTATCAAATGATCCTTCTTGAATTCCATTTTCAACTGGCTCCATTTTAAATTCAACTTTATTATCAGGACCATCTCCAGGAAGTGGGATGTAAAGGGTTCTGTGATTTTGTCCACGAAGACCAGACTGCAGGAATCTAAATAACTTATCTTCTGCCTCTGAACTTAGCTTTGCACCCTTTAGTGTAACAATGTATCTTGGCACTGCCTTGTTTTCAAAATAATCAATATTGTATCTTGCAGCAAGTTGATCTCCAACTACTGAGGTTGCAGCAGACACAACATCTGGAACTCCGTAGTAAGTATTCTTTGGACTATATTTTTTAATGTGAATAAGTTCATTTGGTCTTTGATCTGTTGTAACTGGATTTACTGTTTTTGTGTCTTGAAAGTTTTTAAAGAAAACTACTCTTTGGTTTACAATCTGAACATAGCCATCACGCATACGTCTTACACGAACTGTTGTTGCAGGGATGTGACCAATGTATCCAATCTCTCCAGTATTCTTTCTTCCAATTTCAATATATCCATTACCAGTTGCCTCGTAGTCTGTCATTGCTTTTTCAAGGACGTGAGTAAAGGTATCTTCATCATTTAGTTCTTCAAGCCAATTACTTAATTCAGACTTAGCTCTTTCAACTTTTCTTTGTGCTCTAACTCTTTGATTTGTATCTTCAATCTCTTCTATTCTTGCCTTAACAATGTCAGACATTATAAAGCCATATCCAAGACCAACTGTGTTTGCTACCTTTGCATTAATTGCAGCGTGGTTTGCAAAAGAATTATCAAAAAAGAATGCTAACTCATCAAGATTATAAGGTGGCAATACAACATCAAAAAGACCATACGCTGTAGTTACATCTTGTTCTGGAAATAACTGCTTAGACTTTGCACCATCTTGACCAGTGTATGCTTTATTCATTCTTGTAATTCTGCGTTTAAAGTTTGCATCTATTCCATCAAAACTTTTTACAAGATCTGCTTCAGTCATAAAGTCATCTGTTTTATTTGCAGATGGCTTATTCTTATCTAGATTATCAATTCTAGCAATAACTTCATTAGTCATTTCCATGCTTTTTTAGCCCCTTTGCAGCATCAGCAAAAGCACCAGTGTCAAATTCACTTGGTATGTAGCCCTGCTTCATTCTGTCAATCTGAACAGAATGCTCTTCTTCTGTAATT